TAGGGCGAGGCTGGGTTCATCGGATTGAAGTCGCCATTCTGGTCGATGATCCGAAGGCTCATTGTGCCAGTTTGGAAAACATCTGAAAGAGCTGTGCGACCACGATTGGTCTTGATTGAATCAACTAAGTTGGAAACATCGACTGTGACCGCTGTGGTATCAGCAAGAGCATTAACGCCCAGAACGCCAGAATCTAAGATCATAGGCGAAGCAAAACCAGCACCTGTTGAAAAGTTGATAATGGCGTTAATTACTGGGATCGTCATTTATTACCCATTATCGGGAGCTGCGCCCGGACGAAAAGTGTTATAGCCATTTGTGTTGCCAATAACTATTGCATCATTTACAACCTTGACAATGTCGTCTTGTGTTAGAAGTGAACCTTCAACATTCACATTAACAGTCACATTAGAAGATGAACTGGAACTGCTGCTTGGAATGACAGGGAACATGTTTTCTAAGTCAAAGAATGATGATGGTACATATACAACTGGCTCGGTTAAAACACTTGTGCTGCCGCCAGCACCAGCACCAGCCCCACCTGCACCACCAGCCGCACCACCAGCAGCTGCAGCCGCAGCAGCTTTTGCAGCTTCATCTAGATTACGATCTTTATTTTGATTAGGGTTGAAAGTTAGACCGCTGCCCACAGGCATTCCAGCAATCTTTCCAAGAAGAAGAGCAATACCTTCTAGACTTGTTAATGTCGCAGCAAATGGATCTGGTGCTGGCTTAATGCCAATAATCTGCGCACTTAACTTAGCAGTCGCTATCTGTGAAGCTTCTAGCTTCTTTTGTAGGCTGTCAGCAAGATCATCGTTTTCATTAAGAATGGCTTGTTGTAACTCTAAGCGTAACTTCTCTTCTTTTGTAATCTTGCCTTGAAGAGCCGCATTGATTTGAATCTTATCAAGATCAAACATTGCAGAAGCCTTGGCTAACTTGTCAGTCTTTTGCTTGGCTGCTAGTTCTTTAGCTGCTAACTTGGCGCGATCAGCAGCAGCCTTGGCCTCGGCTTTGCGTAGTGCTTCAGCATTCTTCTTCTCTAATTCTGCTTGCTTCTTTGCTTCAGCCTGTGCTTCCTTGTATTTGGTAAGGTCAAAGCGTTCGCCAAACTTCAAGCCATCTGTCTGATCAAAGAAATCTGTGGACTTTTTGCCTAATGCGTCAAACTTAGAATCGAGTCCATCTAGGGAAATGCCTACTGCTGTGATGATAGCGATAATGCCCGCAGCAGCTGCGATACCACCAAAAGGGTTTAACACGAATGCTTGGGCGATTGCAGTGGTTAGGGCAACCACTCTAAGAGCCTTCATGGCCTTTGTAACGCCACCAAGAATCTTAATTGTGCCATTCACACCAGCCTGAATCTTACCTAGTGTAAACAAGGCTGCAAAGGCTATTCCGACTGTCTTAATGACAGGTAAGAAGTCCTTGACTACTTGGCCTAGATTGCGGATTGCTTCCCCTGCATTAGTGCCAAAGTCGATAATCTTTTGCTGTAATACTTCAATGTCTTGCGATCCTGTTGCAACCATGAGCGCATCGATCAAGCCTTTACCGATTGATTCTTTGGCTTCGTCGATTGCCACATTGATTCGGGCTAACTTGCCAGCAAAAGTATCGGCAGCAACAGCAGCACCGCCACCAAAGATGTCGTTGAATCGAGCCATGATCTCAGTTGCAGACATGGTTTTAAGTTCTAATTGGGTAAGGCCAAGAGCGTACTTCTTTAGACCCTTTGTGTTACCAAGTTGTGCAGCAGCCAGATCAGATACAACAGTATTAAGATCAATGCCACTAGCTGCACTAATATCCATTGCAAGAGTTAACGCATCTTGTGCCGCACTAACTGAGCCAAGAGTCTGAACTAACTTAGCCATTGCCGGACGAAGTTCTGAGTCTGAAACGCCACTGGCTAATTGCATCTGAGAAATAAAGGCTTCGACTGATTGGGTAGCCATGCCAAAGCCAAGGTTCTGAAGTGTGTTAGCAAGTAACTTGGCAGACTTTTCTTCTTCTGCAAATGCTTTGATTGCCTGGTTAGTTAGAGCAAGAATTGATCCACCGATTAAGGCTTTCTTTAAGGTGCGACCTAGCTTTTCAATAGACTTCTCAGTCTGATTAAATGCCTTCTTGCCAGTAAATTCGGCGGCAATATCAATGACGATATTTGAGGCCATTACTTCACCACCTTAGATTGGCTTTCAAAGTTTCGGTTAGCATTCTCGATGGCCTTTAGAACGCCATCTCGGGCTTTGCCTTGATTCTCTTCATAGGCGCGGAATAACACGCGGCCTTGCATCTTGTCAGTACCCTTCATTGATGATGAATACTTGTTGTTCAAGTTTTGCACAAATCGACTGTTGGGAGTTTTACGGCCAGCAGTTTCATAAATAGCACCAGCTGCGCTTTTGTTAAACAAGCGCGCTAGAGATCTAAATCCTCGGCGATTAGCCTTGCTTGGCGTTGTCTTGTAACCAATACCAGCTTTAACGATTTTTGGAGTATAGGTAGGAAAAGTGCCTTGGCTCTCTGGCCTAGGTAACCAGTTACTAAGGATCTGGGACTCGCTAGGCGCGTAACCGCGAGCAGTCTTTGCGACTGGCTTTAGAGCGAGTCCCATTTCCTTCGGTAATGATTTAGCTAAAAGAGGTGAGTAGTTGCGAAGGGCTTTACGCAGTGCGATTGCGCCCTTTACTTCTACTGGCATCTTTTATCTCCTTGTTTCGGTCTTTCATAGCTTGTAATAAAGCCTTGAACATTCTCGAATCAAGTTCGAGCAAGTCGTTAGGCGCGATCCTTGTTTCCAAACTTAATCTTGCAACTAAGTAAGTAAATGAGTCACGCCCTATAATTCCGGGTCGTCATCTAGAACTTCCACTTTTACAAGTGTGTCTAGAAACGCTGTCCCGAAAGGCTTAACCGTTTCGCTAGTACCTTCAAAACTACGACGCAAACATTCCCAAGCAAGATAATAGACATCACTTTGTGATTCTTTTTCTCTGAACGCCTTATGGAAACCCATTTTGGCATGGTTCTCGAATGCGTATTCGATTGATGGCGTGATCTGATGCTCAGATACAGTGCCATCGGTTCTAGTGATTTTTAGCTTTGCCATTTCTTTTAGCCCTTTTCTTTAGTAGTTAGATTATGACCAAGTACCAGTTGAAGCAGTTGCTGTCTTGCTGTTGCAAGTAAAGGTTAGATCCATCATACCTTCATCGGCTACTGCGCCGTTGATGTCTGTTAGGTTATCAACCAAGATTGTGCCTGAGTAAAGCAGGTTAGTTGCTGATACCGCAGCTGATGAATCTTGAATTGCTTGCCATGCAACAGTTGTGCCATAAGCAGCCTGAAGTGTTGCTAGAACGCTTCCTGCTGCTGTGTCGTTCAAGAATGAAACTGTGAGTGTGTCTGCTGATAGTCCAGTAACAAACTTGTGAGCTGTGTCGCCCATTGCAGTTACTTCGATCTGATCTGCTACACGATTAAGGGTGAATGCAGTTACATGGTCAGAAAGATTAACAGTAGCAATCTTTAGACCAACCTTGTTATTTAGAAAAATTGCCATGATTATTCTTCTTCCTTCTTAGTAGTTACTGGCTTTGGTGCTGTGGTGATCTGACCAATCTTCTTCAAGAAGGCTAGATCCTCTGGTGTTAGGTCTGACATATTAACTCCAACTTGTTAGGATTGATACGGAAATCTCGCAGCTGAGCAGATCACCTGATGCAGCGTTGAGAATGCTTGGGGCAGATACACTGCCTACATTATACTTTAAAGAACTAGCAGCTAATAAGTTAAACACTCTAACCAAGTTAGTTTCAATGCCGTTTAGATTGCCTTCGTTATCGAATAAAGGCACTGTAATAATAATCTTAAAATTAGCCAAAGGACTTACTGTGTTGCGCGCGTTATTGCTTGGCGCAAGATAAGGATCGTCCGGGCTTACGATAACTGAGTTAGCAAGAACAACTGAAGGTGGAAAAGCAAAAGTCTGCCAAAGTGAGTTGTCAACTAACGCCGTTGCCAGTGTAGTTCGAAGGGTAGTAATCGCTGCTGGCATTAGCCCACCATTGAGCGAGGGTCTAGCGCGTGTGCGATCAATCCTCTGACCTTAGCGAGAAGCTGTGCGCTCATTCGGTAAGGTGAGGGCTGGAAATCTACGGCATTTGAACCAGACAATGTGCTGGTTCTTGCTTGCCAGATCTCAACAGCTATCATGAGAGCCGCATTCTGAATAGCCATGTCGGCTGTCCAGTCTGTGTAAGTTCTTGAAGCAACTGATCCATAAGGGGCAATAGCATGCTTAGGCT